CGAAAAAGAAAAAGTCGTAAAGAAGCCAGTTTATCTGAGCAAGCACGACAAGCAACAAATCCAGTGCATGGCTACCAATACATATTTTGAAGCAGGCCATGAACCCGTCAAGGGACGGATCGCGGTTAACAACGTAGTGATGAACCGCGCTAATGATAAACGTTTCCCAAGCACACCGTGTGGAGTCATTAACCAGAAGGCTCGAGGCGTATGCCAGTTTTCATGGAAGTGTGAGGGCGGAAAGCGAATTCGTGATTGGGCCGCATATCGCAAGGCCGTAGAAATCGCTGAGAATGTGTACCTAGGTAACTATGGTGATGTTACCCACGGTGCAAAGTTTTACCACGCAGACTATGTGAGACCATCGTGGGCTCGTGTATTTGATCGAACCACAAAGATCGGTGCACATATTTTTTATGAAGGATGATTGAATATGGTGGATGACGTCATCGTAATGAAGACCATGACAACTGAGAAGTTTATTAAGGAAATTAATAAGATCGTTTCAAGGAACGGTAGTGACTATATGGATGCCGTCATCCACTTTTGCGAGACAAACAATCTCGAAATCGAGGCAGTTGCTTCGATGATTAAGAATAACGTCAACATGAAATCTAAGATTCAGGCTCAAGCCGAGGAACTCAACTTTCTTCCTAAGCGAGCTCGGCTTCCTGTATGAGTGCAATGAAAGTGACACCCTTCGAGGCATACCGTAATTTTCTCGCACTTAAGATGCACTTTAATTCTGACTACGACTACATCAAGTATAATGGTAAGGTAAGTGCAACTCCACAGAGCTTTGATACTCGCAAGGACAAGTATCAGTTCTATAAGCTATCTAAGCATAAAGATCCACTCAAGTATCTCGTCGCCAACTTTGTTGATGGTGACTTGAAGTGGATTGGTGATATCCATTCAGATGAGTCCGAAAAGACTTACAACAACTGGCTTAAGCGTCAGCAATCACTGTCATACGTATTTGAGCAAGACTTAAATAAGCTATTGACAAATTTCAACGACAATGTTATTGTAAAGAATGGGCAACACCCCTATTTGCTCAAACAATATCTTCGCCGCGAGATCTCAATCGAGACAATCATTATTCTCAATGACATCTTAGGGTTCTTTGGTCACTGGAATAAGAAGATAGAAGACGGTGTCTTGTGGCCGAGTATATATAAGAAGCTGGTTAAATACAAACCATTCTTCCACTACGACGCGTTTAAATGTCGAGATATTTTGAAAACAAAATTTGCAGGTGATTGATGAGTGAATTCTTTACATACACTACGAATCGCGTAGATCCCTTGATGACTGCTCAGCCACCTCTTGCTTCTTCTCAGGAATCTTTCAATAAGATGATGGAAGCTAAGAGAGTAAACGACGGAACCTACTGGACTAAGATGCGAGAAGTCTTTGCTGAGGACTTCGCTAAGCTTCCTAAGGAACGCTTTAAGGTCTGGGCTTCCGTGATGAACGTGCCTTTTATGACTCGTGCACGCTTTATCGACTACATCACTCCAGTTCTCGTAGCGGCCAAGACTGATCAGACAGTTTATGACGCGCTCAAGGATCCTATGGTCGGTCTGACTCAGGCTGACTTTGAGTTGGTTTATCGTATGTTTGAAGACTACGATACGACCATGAATCGTATCCAACACATGGCACACCTGGTGCTCAATGGTTGGACTCCTGAAAAGCTTGCCTCGCTTGACACAATCGTCGAGCTTGGTGGTGGTATTGGCGACATGGCTGATATTGTTTACAAGCTTGGATTCAAAGGAAAGTATATCATCTACGACTTCGCGGAAGTAGGTGCTATTCAGAAGTGGTATCATGATCAACTTGGTCACACCAATATTGTTCACACTTCTGATCTAAACGACCTCGTAAATGCTGATCTCATGATTGGTACTTGGTCGTTTACTGAGATGCCTCTTGATCTTCGTGCGGAGATTATGGGCAAGATTGGCGAAACAAAAAATTGGCTGATTGCATATTCTAACCAAATTTTTGGCATCGACAATGATAAATACATTCGAGAGGAATTCGTTCCCCGCTTTACCAACCATGAAATTGAATACACTGATATTCCTTTCATGCCTTGGGATGGTGGTGCACTCTATCTCTCGATCAAAAATAACGACTAATACATCGAACACAACGACATACAAGGAGAAAAAATATGTCATTTGCTGATCTTAAGCGCTCGTCTGTTTCTTCGTTTGAAAAGCTCACCAAGGAGCTACAGAAGCAGAACACCACCTATTCCAACCCAGATGAAGATAAGTTTTGGAAGCCTACCGTCGACAAGGCTGGTAATGGCTACGCTGTGATTCGTTTCCTTCCTCCGTCGGAAAACGAAGACCTCCCGTTTGTACGTATCTGGGATCACGGATTCCAGGGTCCAACTGGTCTCTGGTACATTGAGAAGTCGCTGACGACTCTCGGTAAGCCGGATCCTGTGTCAGAACACAACAGCGTTCTCTGGAACACCGGTCTTGACGCTGACAAGGAAATCGCGCGTAAGCAGAAGCGTCGCCTTGGATACTACAGCAACATCTATGTTGTCAAGGATCCTGGCAACCCTGCCAATGAAGGTAAGGTCTTCCTGTACAAGTATGGCAAGAAGATCTTCGACAAGCTGAACGATCTTATGAATCCCTCGTTCGAAGACGAGCAGCCAGTAAATCCTTTCGATCTTTGGGCAGGTGCTAACTTCAAGCTCAAGGTTCGTAAGGTCGAGGGTTACCCGAACTACGACAAGTCTGAATTCGACTCTCCCGCACCACTATCGAATGATGACTCTGAGCTTGAGGCTATTTGGAAGAAGCAACACTCGCTTGCCGAGCTCGTGGATCCCAAGCACTTTAAGTCTTATGACGAACTGAAGACTCGTCTCAATCAGGTTCTCGCTCTGAATAACGCTCCGGCGACTATTCGTGGTGTGGAGCTAGACGAAGATGAATATCGTGCTCCGGCACCGACATTCAAGTCTGAAGCACCGGCTTCGGCCCCTGCGGCACGTCCTAGTGTCGATGATGATGACGATGATCTTGATTTCTTCAAGAAGCTTGCTGAAGAAGATTGATAGGTGGGAAAGGGGGCCGAAAGGTCCCCTTTCTTTTTAGGCTACAGCGAGACCTTGTCTCTGCAAATAGTGCAGAGTTCCAGACCTATCAGCTTGAGTAGGTGGATTTCTTACAGGTGCGCCTTCTTTGCCAGCATTAATGTTTGGCAGAGCTGGCGATGGTGTAGAAGAAACAGGTGGAGACTTCTTCTCTGCAATTGCAGTTGACTTTTGAATGTGAGCGTCTTGAATAGCTCGAGCAGCGTCTCGCGTTTGTACTTCCATTGGAACGTAATTACGTGGACCAACAACTTCTTTGCCAATCTTCTTTACAACTCCACCAAAAGCTTTCATTCCATCTGTAACAACGCCGGTAGCTGACTCTAATAGAGATGGTGACTCGTAATCCCCACCAGATCCTTCAGGGCCTCCAACTGAAACGTGCATATGAGTATAGTGGCCAGGCTTGCGCCAAATAGTATTATATCCGGCAGCACGAAGTTGTGGCTCTAGTTTATCAAGAATAGCGGCTTCTTGAGGGCCAGGGAAGTTGACGTCAATCGCCATTCCTCTATAGTGTCTTGAGTTCTTACTATGCTCACCTACAGAACCAAATGCAGGATGTTCGAGTTTGTTTCTCTCTGCGCCTTGACCTACTAAGTAGTTTCCTAAAGCTACGATATCATTCTTTGGAATTGCACCGGTTGCTTGCTCAGCGTCTTTCTTCTCTTGCTTAGGCTGAGTAGATGCTGGTGGCGACGTCGGAGTTGCAGTCTTATTATCAACCGGTGTTGCCATGGCCGGAGGAGACGAAGGAGCTCCAGCGGATCTTGGTGCAGGTGGAATTGACACCGGTGCACCAGAACTAGAAGATCCACCTTGCGATTTAGATGTAGATGGATATGTGATTTTAGCAGTGACGTCTTTATTGATAGACACCCGCCCTGTCTTGGCGTCTTGTTCAATTCTATATCCTACATCACTTCCTTCTTTATAAACATATCTCGAACCGGATTCAGCCGGAGCGCTGATTCCATAACCAGATTCGGCCTGTATCTGTGTTCCTCCACCTGGCTTTGGAACAGACTTCACCGCGTTTTCTGGTACTTCTACACTATCACTGAGACTCAATAGTGACTTAAGCCCATTGTTCATTACATCTACAAATTTCCCTAAGAATCCATAGATAGATTTTGAAAACTCGACTACAGAAGAAAACGCTTCTTTGACCGGATCAAACTGAGCTGCAATGAGACCGGCGAGTCCTACTGCTGCAATGATTGAAGCTGGACTTGTTTTCTTTTCTTCTCGAGTACCTTCACTGAGTTTAACTGGCTCAGCATCTTTCTGCTCAATCGCTTGCTCACGAATCAGAGCTACATTTTTATCAGATACTGCTTTTTGGTTTTGTAGACGCTGCTTAAGATATCCATCGATCGTTGCTAGTTTTTCTATCATAGCAACAATCGGGCTGTTTATTTTTACATTGACTCTCTGAGGAATCGTTCCTCCACCCGTCTTAGGCGCAGTTGGAGTCTTGACTTGCTTTGCAGCCGCGACACCAATTTCACCCATCGCCTGAGTGATTGTTGGCGCTTCCTCTGCTTTCTTAATTCCTACTACCGAGTTGAGAGTCTTCTGTAGCGACTCAGGCGCAACCATTCGAGACTTCTCGTCGATCCAAGCATGCTGATTCGAGTCAAATACGTACTTTGATCCGGCAATAGAAACCGGTTCGATGCTTCTATCAATTCTTACACGAAGTTTCTTTGTAGCCTCACCAGTAGAAAGACTGTTGAGAAGCTTCATTAGCCCCTTGTCTGCAGGTGCTTTTGTTTTCTTATCAATCCAGCCATCAGCGGTTTTGATAAATGTCTGATCGCCAATTGTTACTGGTTCTGACATTAGGCACCTGCCTGAGCTTTAGGTGTTGCTAGTTTATGATACTGAAGGTACTTAGTAATAACGTCACCTCCACCATAAGTCGGATCTATAGCTTGAATGGTATTTGTCGGTGTTGCCTTTGATAGAGACTTGAAGACCGTTGATAACTTCTGAGACTTGTCGTCTTTCTTAGTTCCAAAGTTCATAGCAGTCTCAATACGAGACGAAGCATCTGCGATTGCTTTTGCGTTGTCAGCAGTCTGAGCAGACATAGGCGTGTATGTTCTCTCACCTACGATTTGCTTACCAATACCTTTGATGATTCCACCAAAAGCTTTCATTCCTTCAGAAGTAAGATCAGCTGCGCTTCCTGCAAGTGCACTTGCACTACCACCATAACCACCAGAGCTTCCCACTGCTGCGTAGTCACCAGCCATAAGCGCTGACGCGTTACCCAGTCTTCTCTCCATCATAGGAGTGCCAGCGCGCTCGTATTTTTCGCTTACGATTCGAGTTGCTTCGTCTGCTGTTGAAGCGCCACGAAGAGCACGACCTGCTGCTGCTTCTGTATTATTCAGTTCCCAGTTAACAAACTGAAGTTGTTCTTGGAATGTAGATCCGTGAATTGACTTATTAAATACTCTCTGGAAGTTTGCTTGACGATCTGCATGCCACTGAGCTAGACCATATGCTTTACCACCGTCGCCGGTGATATTTGGATCAAGTCGTGATTCCTGAACAAGATTGGCTACGATACCAGCTGCCTGTTCCTTTGTCCAACTTCCACCTTCTGGAGAAGTGAAGAATGACATGGCTTCTTCCGGTTTTCCAGACTCAGACTTTGATACTGCAGTTGGAGCATTACCAACTGCTGCGGGTGGAACTGCAGTCGCATCCGGTGCAGTGGTAGAATTATTAACAGCCTCTGCGTCTTTACGCAGTTTCTCTTCTTCTGTCCAGTCCCAATATGCGGTGATGAGATCATACACAGTCCATATACTTAGACCGACGTTAACAAGTGTCCAAAGAATTCCAGGGATAGCACCTACGCCTGTAGCTGTGATTGCAACACCGGCAAACACGCGAGCGAGGAATGGAAATACTTTCTTAGCAATATATGTTTTTCCAAATCTTCTTGAAAGGAAAGCAACGAATCTCTGACCCTTAGGTCCGGATAACCAACCACCACCAGCTGCCGCTGCTTGTCTTGAGACTATGCGTCCAGTACGAGGATCTCTAAATCCTGATCCTGCAAGTGATGGGGCAACTCTTGGCGCAGCACGTTGCTGAGCCATTGTGCCAAGACGACTGCGGACGTCTCTGACTGTCTTTACACCACGATAGCCGGCGTATCCAGCAATACCAGCTGTAATTCCTGCACCAATTGCACCAGGTGGAGAAGATGCTCCTCCAGTTGCGTCCCCGCGATTTCCTAAGATATCGCCTACAATTGGAACGTTATCAAATAAACCTCGATCGCCGAGATATGTAAGTACGATTCCAGCTATTGCTCCAGGAACACCACCAAATCTACTACCTACAGCTCCTGCGCCAAGATACTTAGCAAAGTCAAGCAACCACTTGTATTCAACTTGGAAAGCGTCCCAGTTCTTCTTAAGTTCTTCTAGTTTTGCTTGCTCAGTAGTAAGAGCGCCAAGACCCATGAACCCGAGACCGGCCAGTGCTGTCCCAGCTAGTAATTTCTTTGCTAAGCTTGCTGCGTCAGATGATCTCTCCGACGCCTTATCTTTAATAGCGCCAAGCTTATCATCAAGACGAGAGAAAGCATTTGTTCCGCCGCTTTCAATTGCAGCTTCTTTTTCTGCTTGGGCCTGACGCTCAAGTGCAAGTCTCTCAAAGTTGATCTGATCTTGTAGAGTCTTATCAATTGAAGTAAGGTACTTTACAGCAATAACCAACAGCTTCTCTGTTGGCATGTTTGGATTAACTGCAGGCTTTGCGGATTTCTTTGGTGCTGGAATAGTACCAGAGCCAGACACCACTTTCTTCTTGGCAGACTCTCCAACCATGCCAACGTTATTGACGATAGTTGTAGGTGCCGGTGTCATTGCACCTTGAAGTGCACCACCGAGTGCGGTACCGGCTGCGTTTAGTGCTCCAGCGACAGCAGTGCCAGTTGCTGTGATACCTGCGGCTGCGAGTCTGAAACCACCCTCGATGGTTTCACCGACAACCTCTTTACCAAGTATTCCAGCTACTCCGCCGGCAACACCAAACTTCTTAGTCATTAACTTCTTCTACTCTCTATTTCAGCGCGCTGCTGCTCCAGATAATCCATAAGCATATCAACGTAGAGGTCTCGCTCGTAGGGAATTAAACCTTCTATATCACTTATTGAGTATTTATGGTGCTGAGCCAACGCGAATACCATTGAGTAGTATCGCTGTAACGAGGTGTGACTCAGCGCCACATAAAAAAATCTCTAACCGTACTCAGCTCAATTACTCGAGTGTTTCCAAGACTATTCTTATATTCAATCTTGTGATAAAGCTTTGGCAGCTTCTCAAAGAACTCACGAACCTTTTCAAATGCCTGAATTGACAAGCCATCAAGAAACTCTTCGAGTTCCGACTCATCATAATCACTTGCCATGAACACCTCTTCTTCGGTGTAAATGGTATCAATACAATTGATGATGAAGAACGTCATGAGATCGACTTCATTTTCAAACTCACGAAGACGCTCGGTGATAGAAGCACTCGGGTACTTCATGGTCATACCAATCTTATCGGTGATCTGAATCTTAGGATCAATATCATCTGGCATCTCAACTTCAACTGTGTCGAGATCGACCTCAAAGTCATAGACCTTGTCGTCCTCGTTATCACGATAAGAAAGCTTGACGACGTTATTCACTGACTTAGCACGAAGCTTAAGGAATAGGTACTCAAGATCAAACGTGGTAAAGTTATCAACATTGATCTCATCAACAATACACAACTGCAAAATCTGCTTAATTGCACGAACGATGTCAGTGTCGACGCCTGACGACTGGGCAACCAGTAGGATCTTCTCTTCTTTCACAAGGAAAGGTCTAAACTGTAGCTTCTTTCCTGTTGATGGTACTGTCACGTCAAATAGTGGTTGATCGATCTTTGGCAAAGCCATTATATTATCTCCTCAATTATCCAAATGCAACGGTGCTGCCACCTGGAGTCTTAATAGTTACTGTGTTTAATGAAATGTTTGGTTGTGTTGATGTAGGAACCGTTGGACTTACAACAGGTGCATTTCCATCACCAATTGAAATTGTTGGAATATCAATTGCGAGAGTCTCTTGAATCTGTCTATTGAGATTTGCTTGATACTCTTCGTCTTGCTGATTCATCTTCTCTTCAAGTGCAAGCTTCGATTCTTGGCGAAGAATCTTAAGTCTCTCTTCTACTTCTGTTCCCTTTGGTGTATTAATCTTAAAATCTGTGAATGCAAAAGATACATTAATCTTTAATAAAGAATTTTCTGCTTCCCAAGATAGATTTATACTTTGCAGATTGATAGGAAATGCGTCGTAAATGTTGTATTCCATTACGGCACGATTCGATCTATCATAAACAAACACGTTAATAACAGGGCACGAGTAGTCGTCTTTATATCCTACTTCATATGGCGCGTATTTTGTCACCGAGCTGGGTGTCTTCATATCCGCACCGCCCTTTGAGTCACGATTAACAATCAGATCAAACCATCTCTCAAAGAAGTAAACGATATCACTCTTACTATCGACAATGAACTGCATCGTAACATCGCCATTGTTAATACCATATGCGACATTCTCGACAGTACCATACCCGTATCTTCTGATGTTCTGTTCTTGCAGAAGGCTGAGGTTTGGCAAGACAATATTGTCACATCTCATCGTGACACGTTGACCAAGACTGAGTACCTCATTACGTACTTCAGATGGAGTTGCATCTGTTATGAGATCTGTTCCAAGTGAAGTCTTAAATGGAGAGAACACCACTAAGAAACTATGCGTAGGAAGCACCGCGTCTGCACCGGTAACTTCTGCTCTAAAACGATTGATGTTAAATGATGTGTTGTTTTGTCTTCTCGCGCTAAAATCATTTAATGGTGCACTAGAAGAAAACTGTGTCTGTTCTACTGGAGCGCGCTTAAGTGCTACTTCTTCATTAGAGTTAGCACCCTGAGGACCCTGAGGACCCTGTGAACCGGTTCTTCTAGATGTACGTGTTGTAGTCGTAGGTGTAGAAGATTTCTTATCAGTTTCTGCGCTTGATAGATACTTACTTACCGGATAGTTTTTAGCTAAGTAACGATCCATTGTCTCACCAGCAGTGTCAGGTCTACCCTGCTGAATAAGTCTTCTTTGTTCTGGTGTAAGCTGATCTACTCGCGTGTTACGAGCTCTCTGGAAATCTCTTTCTTCTTGGGTCGGCGTGTTAGCCTGTACACGAGCTTTAGAGTCTTGCTTCCATCTCGCTAGCGTCGCGTCTGTTTCTTTTTTCTGTGCAGCTATACGCGCTTTCTGCTGAGCTGCGTACTCGGCGTCTGTAAGACCCGAACCTTTACCAGTGAACCAATCTGACCAAGATCCCATTACTTTCTAACTCCTAGAATTCTTTTTGACTCCGCCCAGACCTGGCTCTTTGATTTCTTCATGAATCGTTCTGTTGGTAAGAACAAAGCGATATCCCACTCGGATGGATACACATACATGAACTTTGATCTGACATGTTCATTTAAATAGTGTTTAATACAGGGTTGGAAATAATGTAGCTTTGAGACTCGAGTTAGAAGTTCATAGTTTAATCTTAGTTTTGTTGTCTCATCATATCTCGTGTTATTCGCGTAATCATAAAGCGCGTCCATTAATCGAGCGCGTAGTTGAAGTGGAAGGTAGTGAAGGTTGATTCCATAGAACCCGCCTTTGACTTTCTTATAAGGAAAGATGAGTGGAAATCTGTCGTAATAAGGAAGTTCTTCTTTGTACTTTGGATCGTAATAGAACATATACATCGACCCAAGGAGTGGCTGACTCGTAAGTCTCGAAGTATCGCCTTTCATGAGTTGTGACTCACTGACGCGATTCATCTTCTGCGCTGTCTCACGGAACCACTCGCGTGCCTGCGTAGTGCGAGCTGGAATCTGACCAGCACGGACACCTTGAGTGATAATAGTGTCAAAAACAGTTGCCATTAAAACTTGAGTCCTAGGTGATCTTCAGTGAGAATTTCAAAAGTCCATCCGCGATCTTTACAATACTCGGTAGCAGCTTTCCATTTAGCTTCATTCTTACCCCAAGTCATCACTTCATTTATGTATCGCTTGTTAGGTTTATTTATTACCTTTGGAGGCATTGTTTCTTTCTTTGGCTTGATCTCAATCAAAGCGCATGCAGTCTTCCCATTAGGTAACTTCTTCTTTACATAGAAGTCTACAAAATATCTATGAATACGATTATCAATAGGTGATCGATATGGAATGACGTACTCTTCACTCGACCACTCAACTATACTCGGATCTTTATCTAGACGAGACATGTAGACAAGCTCCCAACGAGATCGATAGATGATATTCGTCGGATCGCCTTTATACTTGCTCGGGTTAAGCGGTTTGAAAAAGCCTTTATATGCCATAGATCTATTTATAAATAGATTCGAAACCTGTAACTTGAGAGCAGTCATGGCACTTATCAAATTAAATATCGAAAGCTTTAAGAAAGACAAGGGAGGAATTCTCAACAAACTTGTCGATGGTGTCGTGGATAAAGTAGAAGACAAGCTCGAAAACGCCGTTGAGAACTTAGTCGGTAAAGCTCTAAAGAAAGTTGGTCTATCATCAAGTATTGCAAATGAGATCGTATCACGTTTCGGAGACGCGTTCTCGAAAGGTAAGGCTGACGAGTACTTTAAGGAGTTCAACTCAGAAGTCAAGAGAATGTCACCCGACGACATTAAGAACAATCTTCTTGCAGCTGGAGACGCCGAGACTTATACAGATGCTATTGCTCGCGCTTCAAATACAATTGGATTTCTAGGTGCACCTACTCTTCAGTACCCGTCACACATTGACAAATATTTCATGTCGATGAAGTTTGCCGAGTATCAAAGACCAGCACCGGAAGCAAGGGCTCAACTTAATTTTAAGCAAGCCTTTGTTCTTCCAATTCCACGCGAGCTTAAGGAGTCATTTAGCTTAAACGTAGATGAGCAGTCACAGGGATTCAAGGGCGGCATTGCAGACGTCGCCGCTACTGCATTTGGAACTGGAAAGAAAGTTGGTGACGTAGCTGCAGACCAAGCATATGCTCTTGCTTACAGTGGAGCTGTTCAAGCACTCGGACAAGTCGAAGGACAGGTTCTCGGTCAGTTCATGGGAGCAGTACCAAATCCTCACGTTCAAGCGATCTTTAGTGGCATTCCTCTTCGTGTTCACAGATTCGACTGGACATTTGCTCCAAGAAACGCAGAAGAAAGTGCTACTCTGCAAAGATTAGTTTTTGCCTTGAAGGCATACTCACTTCCGTCATACTCGCGTGTCGGTACAGCCGCTCTACAATATCCATTGCTTTGCCAAATAGATCTATATCCTTGGGCTAACAATAAAGACGCAGCAAAGCTTATCAATTTCACTCCAGCCATTCTTCGTAACGTAGAAATTAACTACGCTCCACAGGGCATGCCATCTTTCTTTGCTGGCACAAACCTTCCTACTATGATTTCTTTCTCTCTTGAGTTTATTGAAACCGAGATCCACACCGGTAACACCTATGGAAGACAAGGTGACTCGAATCTCGATAGACAAGCAGAGAACATTGAAAAGGCACTCAAAGAAAAAACCGGTTACGGCGCGAAAGATGCTATCAAAGCCGTGACAAGCGTGTTTGAATAAGGACAAGAGATGGGAAAGTATTTTGACCGTTTTCCATTAGTAGATTACGAAGGAACGCCCGTAAAGAATATCTTATCAAAGGTAGACTTTACAGACGAGACAAAGCGTGATATCTACTCAAACTTTGACTACGTCGTGCAAGAAGGCCTTGACAGACCTGACGTATTGTCATATACTTACTATAACTCATCGATGTATGACTGGCTAATCTATCTCTCAAATCAGATAGTAGATCCTTATCACGACATCTTTCGTAATCAAGAAGACTTTTATAATCACATCAATAAGAAGTATGGTACACTCGCTTCAGCTAGAAATACTATTAAATATTATAGAAACAACTGGGCTGAAGACGACAGAGTCATTAGTGTTATTGCCTATGAAGAACTGGTGACTGACGAGACAAAAGATCTCAAGAAGTATTGGAAGCCAAAACTGAATAATCTTGGAACAGTAGCCGGATACGAAAGAGTCCGTGAAGACTGGATCGTCTCGACGAATAAGATCTTAGAAGTAAAACTTTCAGATACACCTGACTTTGTAACAGGCGATATTCTATATCAACCTTCAACCGGAGCATATGGAACTGTTGTGAATGTCGATAAGACAAACAACATCGTCACAGTTCAACACATCCGCGAAGGAGAGTTTGAAGCAAATGCTGAAGAAGGTATCACGTCAGTAAATCTTATCGTGCAAAATATCTCAGACGAAGAAGCTTCTTACTGGAAATATGTGACGGCATATGATTTTGAAGAAGAACAGAACGAACTAAAGCGTTACATCAATATGATTAAGTCTGGGTATCTACCAGACATAGAGAAACTATTCATAGAGAAACTTAGATAATGGTAACTGAAACCTCGATTAGAGAAGGTCAATTTTATCTTAAGCAGTTCACCATGTCAACTCCATCAAAAGAGTTGTCACTCAAGGAGATCTGTGTAAGGGCCGATATCTATGAGTCGATTATGGAACCGGCAGTCGTTGCTGAGTTTGTGTTTGCAGACGCCAAAGGTGTATTCACGGCCTTTGATCCACTCGAAGAAAAGATCACAATTGAGTTTACAACGAGTGAAGAGAATGGAACGATAAAATACGAGTTCTTTCCAATCTCAGTTGATCCGGCTGTGTCAACTCCAGACGACAAGAAGATTGTCTATAAAGTAACTTGCATCACCGAGGAAGCGAAGAAGTCACAGAACATTAAGAACATTCCACTCGTTCGTAATAACATCGAGTGTGAGAATATGATTCTGGCTTATCTTAATCTAATTGGAACTAAGAAGAATTTCTTCTTTGAGAAGACTCAGGGATTACACGCCTA